AAAGAAAGTAAAGCAACTCATCTGGTTTTTTCAATGCAGGTTCGTCGCTTAATCCGTCGTCAAGATGGTAGTAGCCCAAAATTTTCGGATATTTACCGTTTGCTTCGATTTCGAGTACCAATTCGTGACCGAGTAGTTCACTCAATTCGTTTGGAACGTCATCGATAACTTTTAAAATCTTGTTGAGATTTGAATACGCGCTGACAACTAGCGACATGGTTTTGCAGATTTGCTGACCAGTCGCGTTTGTGAATACAAAACTCACAGATTCTTTCGGCTCGTCGGTTTCTTTGAAACCACGTTGTAAACCGATTTCGGCAACTTGGGTAATGATTACGCGGTGATAACCAGTAGTCATAGATTCGGTTGCTGGTTGAGTTTTTGCTGCTTCTGTCGCAGCTTTGAGATTAAATTTTGCCATTTTATTTTTCCCCTCTAAATGACAAGGCGCGAAATGCCAAAATGAAAGTGGGCAGTTTTTGAAACTTTGAAATTTGTGCCTAACATCCGTATCAGTAACAAAGCGTCAAATGCCCAACTTCTCATTTAGGCACCTCGACGCTCGGTTAAACAGACAATAAATGTCGGAATGTGAACCAGAAATTTTCTGGCGTTGATTTGAACAAATGCTTTTGCAAATCCGTTGTGTTCACGGTTTTTAAATAACCAGTTGAACTCGGACGCTTTGAGCGGATTGTTCGGGTGGGTGGTGAAATTTTCCTTTGAACAGAAATCGTTTAAGGAAGTTTGTGTATCGTTTGTGGGCATCTTTGCTCCTGTGTAGTTGAAATACATAGCAAAGATTAAGGGAGGGATAGTTTGAAAAACATACACAAAAATTTCGAATTTTTATGTAGTTTTTTGTGCGATTCAGGTTTGGTGCGGGGCTAGACAAAAAAATAGGCATCTGCCAATTCAGCAAATGCCTATTTTTATTAAAACTTAGATTTTTAATTATGATTTTTTGATACTTTTGCCAACCCGTCTTTGATTCTTTGCAAAAAATCTTCTGCGTAAATTGGTTGTGGTTCAGGCTTAATTTCTTTTTTGACAGCATTGGCAAAAATCATCAACGTTGCCTGATCCATAAGTTCATCAGCTTTGTTTCTTGTTGATCGCGTTACCTTTAACGTGGTGTCGTCAACGTCCAAATTCATAGAAAATAACGCACCTGCTAACATCTCATTCGTGATCTTCAACTGATTTACTTTTGCCCAAATCATTAAATCCAAACACGGCAACACCTTGTTTTCAGTCCATTGCTTCAACTCTGTCAAAGTTGGTGGTCGTTTGCGAATTTTATCAGGGATTTTGGAACCGCCTTTTTTATCCTCAATAAAATCGATATGCCGTTTTGCTTTCTCAACTTTTATCCACGCTTTGAAGTCTTCGATGAGTTTTGCATCCGAATTCCATAAATTTACTTGAGCAAAAGCAGTTCCGCCTTGCTTCGATATATCGACATCCCAAAAATACTTGTCACTTAATTTAGAATTGCGCGGACGGATAACAATTTTTGATGTGCAGTTTTCAGTTAATTCTTTAACAAAATCTTGATAATTTTCTTCGTATTCAAAGTTTGTGTACTGAAGTAGAGTGAAGAAGTCTTCGTTTTTCAGCGTAACAACTGCGTCGTCTTGAAGCCCAAATAGCGAACTGTTGCTTTCTTCAATCGGAACAATCGGATTTTCGAGTAATGCTAAAACTAGTTTTTTTGTGCTAGCTTGCATATTAGCAATGGTATCTGCATCAAGAAGATTCAACGGTAAATTACAGAAGTTAAACAATTCATAACGTTTTTCAAGATTGACAAACCATTCTTTGCTGTCAAATTGAGCAACAGCATCGTATTTGGCAAGTGAGAACTCGCTTGGTATTTTGGTTAATTTTTTCATGTTATTCGTCTGAGGATGTACACATTAGGAAAACTAGCGCAGCAACTAATTGGGAGTTCCGCGCCAGGACGGCTTTTACAGCGTAAGAGATTTTTCCATTGTATCGTTTAGGACGGCTCTCTTGTGGTCAGTTCCTAGATGAGCATAGCGATCAGTGCTTGCAAGGCTTTTATGACCTAAAATCTCTGCGATTTCCTTCAATGTTCTGCCGTCACGCGCCAATGTTGAAGCCGTATCGTGCCGCAAGTCATGCCACCGAAATTTTGTGATATTAGCGGTTTTTAAGCAATTCGCCCATTGCTTTTTATATTCCATCGTCTTTTCTGGATTTGTCGTCGAGGGAAACAATAAACCGTTGCCAACAGCGCGATATTTTTTCAGCTCGCTGAGAGTAATGTTCGGAATAGGAGTGTGTCGTGGTTGCCCATTTTTGGTATCCGATAAAAGTGCTAATCCTTTATCGAAATCAATATCGCACCATCTCAATCGCTCCAGCTCACCTTTTCTCATGCCTGTTGTGAGTGCCATCAGAACTTTGATGTAAAACTTACCGCCTATCCCTTGAGCCGCACGAATTAACCTTGGTTTTTCATCGTCTGATAAATAACGCACAATTTTGTTATCGAGCTTGAGTGAGCGAACTTTTTTGCAGGGATTTTCATCAATGTATTGCTCCGATACTAAATCATCTTCTTGTTGCAAGCAGGCATAGTCGATTACTGCGGATAATACGGCAAGATGTTTGTTGTAGGTTGCAGGAGCTTTGGCGCGTTTGAGTTTGAGCTTTTCGCGGATTAAATCAGGTGTGATGTCGTTGAGTAGGGTTTGTGAGAGCTGATTCGTCCACCATGTGACTAATCGAGCGCGATCATGATCTTTTCCAGACCACCATGACATATACTCGTCTGCAAGACGACTAAAAGGGATATTGCAAGGATGAATGCCTTTAGCTTCGCATTCTTGGTATTCAATGACTGCACGATTACCCCAAGTACGGGCATCTTGTTTGCGTCGGAAGGTTTTGGTTTTGAAATCTTTACCAGATTTGGTAAGAACTGAACGGTAACGTAATTCGCCGTTTTTTAAAACGGTTTTACGAATGTAAAAATTTAACATTTGTGTACCTCGAATAAAGGTAAAAACTAAACTACCGTGAAAATCACCGTAGTTGACCTTTAGTACACAATTACTAAGATTTTCTTATCCTTGAAAATCTCTTTAAATTCAAATAGTTGATGGTGGGTCGTGCGCGATTCGAACGCGCGACCATCGCATTAAAAGTGGCATTCTTAAATTAAAAGTCCAATACAATCAATAGATTAAACCTTCCCTGTTTTCAATCTGCGTCAAATCACACCACAAAAAACTATGAAACAAGTTCTGGTATGACAAACTTGTGTCATACCACATAAAAATCAAAAAACAGAAAATTCCTTATTGTTTATAGCCCGCATGTTATAGTTCATGACGCAGAAAATTGATATTTCTTTTGCTCACTTGATGTTTTACAATCAACCATTATGGTTATCCATATAAATTTATTTTATTGAATGTCTTATTACTTACTAGAAAAAATAATTGATGCTGCTAAATGCAAGGAAATAATTTACGGTGGGAGAAAAGTTAGCATAGACATAAATAATTTATGTTACACGTTGGACGATGTTGCTGATTGTATTTCCAAATTGAAGTTACAACATTTTGAAAAAACAATTGAATATTCCAATGGTTTTTTTGATGTTTATCAAATTGAGTACACACCAAAAAGTAGAGAAGAAGCCGACACTATTTATCTTAAACTTCGACTGTTAGAGAACGATAAAATCCAAGTCAGTATAGGATCGTTTCATTTGTGAAAAATTATATCGTTGGACAAATAATGAAAACAACACAATGCCCTATTTGTAATACTGGTCAGTTGCAACTTTTAAAAGCAACAGAATCTATCCAATACAAAGGTTGTCTTTTGTCTGTGGATTTAGAATACGCCTTGTGTCCAAATTGCAACGAGGAGATGATTTTGACCGAACAAATCAAACGTAACGATTGTCGTACTAGAGATGCGTGGCGTAAATTTGACGGTTTACTAACAAGTAATGAAATAATTACGTTACGAAATAAATTAGGTATAACGCAACAACAGGCGGCTCAAATGTTTGGTGGAGGGGCTAATGCTTTTTCCAAATATGAACGTGGCGAAATAACTCAGAGCGAAGCAATGGATAAGTTAATGCGCTTGGCTTTAGAAGAAAGCTCTGTTGATGTTGCTACATGGTTAAAAAGCAAAGCTGGTGTTAAATCAACAGTCAGCACGAATTACAGCAAATCGTTCCATTCAATACCGTCTGTTATCCTTCAATAAAGATGATTCAACAATCAAATCACAATTTCACTTTGCACTAAATTTGGGGCTTCGTTTTCGATTCTTCCAGCGCGAACATAATACTTTGCCCCTGTCGTTCCAGTGCCACGCACGCTAATAACCCCGCCGTCAATTAGCGTCACCAACGATGTATTGCCATCGGTACTTGAAAGCGTCCCGACCAGCAACGGTTCGCGGGGCAAAATTTGTTTAAATGCAGACCAAACATTCGCTGTTTCCTCGCCTATTAATATTGTTTGCCAGACTTCTTTCAAATTCGCGGTAATGGACACCGAGTTTACAATTCCGTGAACCAGTGAGCCACCGACATTAACTCGAACCAAATTACCGACATTCGCCAGTGGCATATCTGTTGCGTTCATTGGCAGCGTGAACGCTTGTAACGATGGCTGCGTGAATTGCCCCGCTAAAATCCGCTCACCCAACGCACGGCAACCAATCGCATCAGTCATTAGCGAGTTTGTGACCGTTTGCGATAATCGCCCACCGTCCGTTTCTGTTAAGCGACACCAGCCAATCACCCCGCCCACTTCGCCGCCGTGAATATAAACGCCGTTTGCTTGGGCAGGGGTAACTGCCCGATAAGTTAGTGATTGCAACGCGCTGTCTGGAATTACCAGGTTTGGTGTTGCTTCTGTAAATTGCCACGGAAGTACAGGGTAACGCGGCGCAATTTTTAGCGTTCGACTGTTTCGGGACGGAATAACGATTGCGCCAATGTCAGCAGCAATTTCAGAAATAACCTGTATCGGTGTTTTTGCTGTGTATGAAAATGCCCCAGCAGGGACATTCCAGTTTTGCGCCTGCCAATCAATCATCCACCCGTTCGGAAGTTCTAACTCGGCTAATTGCTGCACGGTAAATAAATCGGCTTGCGTGGCGGAATGTGGTTGTAAAAACGGTGGCGCGAGCAAAGCGGACAAGCTATGACCCGACAGCCCGATTTCGTCTTTGGCGAAGGTTTTGGTGTGGGTAGTTTTCTCAGCCAGCACGCGCCACTCAAACCCGTTGATGGTGATGATCATTTCGATAGGCGTGTCGCCCGCTGAAACCAAAAGCGGCAACTGGTCAACGTCGAGCAATTTACAACTGAACTGCCACGCCCACGAATCAGCGTCGAGCGAAAGCGAAATGCCAGCCACGTTTAGCGGCGTTAAATCAACCAATGTTGCTGTAATGGTGTGCTGCATTTGATAAACCGTTTTTGTTGGGATTGTGAATGTGACGACATCGGTTGGCGGCAAAGGTGGTCGTGGTGGGTCGATAACTGTGCCACCATTACCGCCTCCACCTCCGCCACTGAATACTTGCCTTTGACTATAAAGAACCTTTGTTGCTTCGGATTTAAAACACGATTTGCGTCCGTTTGACGTGGCTTTTTTAGTCGCAACGGTTGTCGATAAACGGAAGCCACCACGTTGCACCGATTCAGTTAACCGTTTTTTTGCATCGGTGAACGAATAAACAAAATCGGGTTCGGCGGTGTAAATTGAAACACTGTCGAAAATGGTGCGAACCGTTGTCACAGGCTTAACGTCAATCAATCCCAAGTCAAAAGCGGGCGTATTTGAAACGCTCGAAACCAAGTTAAACGCGACGGGAGATTCAGCTTGATAAACGGATTCCGTCAGTGAAAAAATACGCGATGGCGGCTGGGCGGCAATCGTGAACGCGGCTGCTGGCGTGTACAAATACTCTGACGGCATTTGTTTGTTAAGCGAAACATTAAAAACGTGCGTGGCATCATTCACATCTTCGACAACGAATTCAAAACGTGAACCAATCGGAATTAACTGCTGCAAATCTGCATTTGTTTTTGAATTGAGCGGTGTTGCTGTTTCAACGACAGATGATAAAACCATCTTTTTTGGAATAGCCTGCTCATGTTTAAAACTGGTTTTCGCACTGATTTGAAGTGTCGAATCTTGCAATGACACTTTTTCAGTTGATATTTTTAACGTATTTTGCTCAACGGATACCGTTGCTGCGCTGATTTGGTTTGTCGAGTCCTGCTGCGCCTTGACAGAAACGACATTTTTCACGGCGTTCAATTGCAAAAATGCGGCGTTTAGTCGCGCAGATTTCATTGTTTCCAGCTTTGAATTCACGCCGCGAATAAGTGAGCGTTTGACGTTGGAATCATATTTGCCGTCAAAGAATCCAACACAACCGTCGAGTACGGTGTTGAATTTGCCAAATATCGGGACAGTTTTACCACTAAAAGTTCCCGTTACGTCATCAAGTTGGACATTAAAACTCCCAATTGCGGGAATGGCGATACTGCTGCTAAAAACACCAACACAATCACCAATCTGGGCGCGAAATAATCCAATAATCGGCGCAGGTTGCTGTCCAGCTCCAAAATGAAACGAAACAGGCGATTTAGGCGGATTAACGCCTTCGTATAAGTCGAATTCAACATTGTAGAATTGAAACTTTATCGGACTACTTGGCGCGGTGTAGCCCGATAAAAACTCAAATGAAACCTTTTTATCTGGCGGCGTGTAAGACATTAGGTGGGCGTAAGTTTGTCGAAGATTTGTGCGTTAAACTGCTGGTCTGTAATCGCCACCGCGTAATAATCCGCGACGTTACGATTCAAACCGCATTTGAACAAAAACACCCCGTCGGCATCCGTGAACGTTGATTGAATCAACTGCCCCGACTTTCTGTAATACAAATTCACCCGCGATTTTACCTGCAACACACCCAGCACTTTGACCGTTCCAGTAATTACGCCGATTCGGTCTTCGGTCAGGTTTAAATCAAGCCTTCCAAGCCACCAAGGCATGAATTCACGACGAACGACAATGTCATCATTTTTTTGAATTACGTTTCCAAAAGGAATGAACGCCCCAGGAACGGGGAGACTAATATCTCGAATTGAATCGTTGCGCTGTGACGGCAATCCAAACGGCACAACTGCCCCAGCAACAGGATTCCGAAAGTCTTTGATTTCGTCATTGACGATTCCTATTGTGATTTCAGTCATGTCTGTTACCAGGTATTTGAAATTTCAATAAGGCATTGGTAAGAATCGCTATAACCGCCATTCACTGCTAAAAATTTCTTACTCGTAAATTCACCTGTCCCGATGACTATATCGCCATTAACAAACGGGCGATAATGCAATGGACACCATAATCCAGGGGCAGTGCCGCGAATACCTGATGGTTCTGTAATCATAACGGGCGATAAATGTAACGCGCCGTCAATGGTCGATGGATAGGCTTGCGGTATGCTGTTTCCCATAGCCGTACCACCTAAAGCAGAGCATTTTCCCGCTGCAATGGGCTGTCCTGTTTGAATATGACTTCTCATTAAAAAGGTGTGTGATGTAATTGTGAGTGTGTTTGTCATTGTAAAAAATTCAGCTACGTTGTAATTGTTTGAATTTCCAAAAATGGCGGTGTTAAACGCATCGCCCGATTTCTTTGACGGGAAGTCACCAAAAAAGAACGGATTAAGCCCCGCTCCAGAGTGAATGATGAGATAAAAAGCCTTCTCTGTTGCCACGACTATCCATGGTTGAACTGGAGTGGCTGACATATTAACGGGTATGTAAGTTTCAGGAGTAGCACCGTCACCTGTATTGATGTCAAACATCGATGCGTAGGCTTTGACTCTTGGTTCATTGTTTGAACCAACCACAAATGAATTATCAACTCGCAAATAAAAACCATTCGAGCCTGTGCCTTGTTTGTAAGCAGCAAGCCCCGTTCCTGAAAACGGCTTAGTCCAATCAGCGGGCGCGACTTTTGAAGTAATTGTGCCAGTGGCAGGGCTGACTGGTGAATTCGCCACTTGATAAGTGAAGGTGTTTGCGCCCGTTACCGTGATGACAAAATCGCCGTTGTAATCGGTTTGGGTTGCGCCTGCAATACGCACGAACGTATCGCTTTTTAACGTGTGGGCAACTGGCAAAGTAACGGTTGCTGTGGTATCGGTTCGCGTAATCGTCGCAGTTTGTGAACCATAACCTGTGACCAAACATCCGTCTAAAATCGCTATCAATGCACCCACCACATTCGTGTTGGTAGGTGCGCCAAAATCGGTACTTCTAAAAACTTTTACAGTCATGATATTTTTCTCGTTGGAATTAATGGAAATTGGGTAATAGGCTGATTGAAACGCTCGACAACTTCCCAGAAGCAGCCGCTATCTAGCGTGAAAACTTCGGGATTTGTTGACCATGTGGGTTCGATTAAATCTGAAATCGCACCGACACGATTGCGGTAATAAAACGGTGTGGTTTGTGGATTAGTTGGAATGACTAACGAGCCTGATTTGTAATAACGCCCCGCTTTCCAAGTGTCGCCGCATTCTTGCGATACAGTCACGCTGACGGCGTTTTGGTTGGGCATTAGAATTTCAGTGTTACCGTTTTGAACGGTTTTTTTTGTGACGAGTTCGCCCTGCAAATCATGAACGAAAATATTGAACGATTGCGCGGCATTCGAGCCATTTATCTCAACGTTTATCGAATGCAAATCGGCGATAAAATAACGGACTTCGCCTGTTTGCCAGCGAATTTGCGCGTGTTCAATGTGGGCGATTGACCAGTTCACGCCGTTGTCTGAAAATTCAAGCCGCCACGCCTTTGGAGCGGTCGCGCCTTGTGCTGCAAAGGAATACGCGCCGACGATTATCGCCGTTGCAAATTCAAACGTTTTTTCATGTGCAACAGCAGGCATTACGCCGCTAAAGCCCACGCCATTCGCAATCAAATTAAGCGTATGCGGGTGGGTTGAAAGCACGATGTCAGACACGCTAACTATGTCGCCGCCGTTGTTATCTGTGAAAACTAATCGCCAGTATTTATGGGGGGTCACAGGTTTCCCTCTGTTAATGAACCGCTTGTAATACTGATTAAGCCGCCAGCCTGCACGCTTAGATTATTGAAAATCATAATCGCGCTCGAACCCGCTACGCCGCAATTCATATCCGCCACGAAAGTACCGTCGCCGTTCAAGAGTCTCGCCCAGCTAATTATTCCTGTGTTGTCAGCAATCGGGTCATCAGCAATCGGTTGAAACGTCACCACACCTTCAATCGCAATGGCGCATGGCTTTGATAACGCGCAAGTTCCAAGCAAAACGTGAGTGGTAATCGCCGCGCCTGTGATAGCGGGTTTTGTTCCTGAATAGAGTTTAATAGTTGCGGGTGTTACGCCTGCATCAAGGGCAGAAATAATCGCCGAGGCTCTAGCATTTCGCAGGGCTGTTGAAAAGTTAAGCGACATTATCAATATCTCCGCGAGCCTCGATACAGAAAGTAAAATCGGGGTCTGTTGCCGCACCTTGACCAATGGACTGGATTAACCAAACGGGGGCGTTGGCAGCGTAAGTGTTGAACCGCATGACATTACCTGCTGACCAACCGCCGCCCCAACCACCCGCAGGAATCGTGAAATAAGGCTGCGCGGTGTTGGGATTGATAGGTGCTGTGTTTGTGTTGGTATTTGCCCCCGTGACAATTTGCCCGACGTGTTCGCCAACAACGTTAAACAGTGTCGATGTGGTAAAAATCAGTACCCACCGTTCTTGAATCGCGCTGTTGTTATCAACGAAAATCGGGTATTGCGTGCTGTTATATTGCGCTGCAACGGTTGAACCAATCACGCTGTCGCTCCACACGTTTGACCACGTCTGCTGGTCAAAAGGTAAGGACACGCGGGCGTAAATCGTGCCGTTAATCACGGCGTTTGAAACGAGCGTGTTTTGGATTGGGAAGGCGTGTGTCAGCGGTTGCGAAAGTGTGAGTTGCCCCGTGATTTGAACGTCCGTGACCACGCCCATATCTTCGATTCTATCAATAATGGTAATGGGTTGTGAAACGCCTGAAAGGTTAATCCAAGAGACCGTTCCCGCGTCCAAATTCGCGCTGTATCGGTCAACCGCAATCATGTTTCCAGCCGCATCTTTGATAACCACTTTCGCTAAACGAACTCGACCTAAATTAGTTGTAGTGCCATTTGAAAATGTACCGACGGTGGTTTGGTCATTCAAAATTACCGCCACGTCGCCCGTTGAATAAATCGGCACACGTCCGTCGGGCGGTAATCGCACAGGGTCAAGTCCTAAAATTGCGCTCGAAAGTGGAATGTAAACATACGACACGGCGTTATAAACAATCGTTTCTGCCATAACATGAGCGGGTTTAAAAATACGCGCATCAGCACCAGTGCCAACGATTGCGGCTGGGTCGAACCAGCTTTCGGCTTCATGACCCGTTGGCACAACCCACGCGCCGAATCGAATTTGTGCCACGCCTGTTTCGTAATTGATATAACCAAACATCGCGGCGGTATTGATTACACCGTCGTTATTGGCGGTGGCGGTTAAATGCGCTCCGCCTTCAAATGCGGTCGCACGAACTTGAAACGAACCTTGGCGAATCGGCGAAGTCGGCAAGCGAAATGTCACCATATCGACTGGCTGAATTGAAATATCGGTTAGCAGTGATTTGAGCGCGACGGTATTTGAGCCATTAGGCGACCAAAGGCTTAACGTTGCCGTGCCTGTTGAATAATCAAGCGTTCCCGCGTAATTGCCTGCGCCTGTGTCGGGTTTGATGTTGGTGAATAATTGCCCGTTTCTATCAACGTAAGTGTTGCCAGCCAAATCAAAACGCACGCTGCCATAAACAATGGTTTCGGCGAAGTCTGGTGTGAGGTCAATTTTAATGCTGGTCATTGTTTGTGTTTCGGTT